TACATTGGCTAATAGATCAGCATATAGGCTTTCGCCTAAAATCATTTGCAAACATTGACTTTCATATTTTTGAATCTGAATTAAATAATTCGTTTCAAGTTCGCCGTTTGGCTTTTGAATGTTTGCAATCTGATAATTTCCGTATGTAAAGTTTGATGGTCTAGTAAACATATTTTTGTTATTATTTAGATTTCTTAGATTTTACAACTTCCTTTAAAACTTCTTTCAATTCTACTAGCTTAGCTACTTTATCAACATTAATTAATTGACTGGCTAAAACACCATCGCATTTAAAAAAGTCTCCTTGTTTCTTGTCTGCAAAATCTTTTGTAAACTCTACCTCTTTCATATTATACTGGTACTGTAGCTAATGTTACTAAAGCAGCAGAGATAGAAGTTACTTCTAACCATCCTGTTCTGTCAACATTTCTAATTAATAGGTTTAAGCGTTTTCTAGCTTTTACGCTCATCATATCGCTTTCGAAGTCTCCTGTAGCATATCCAGTCTCAACTGTAACACCTGGGATTTCATAGATTTCACCGTAACGGCTGTCACCTATTGCCATAGTATTAGGAGCGAATGAATTACACTCAACAACTGACATTCCATCAACAACATTTCCGTTTTGGTCAGAGAATGGAGGTAAGATATAGTTGTTGTTTGCGTCTTTTTTCAACTTCATCTTAGTGATGTCAGACACGTTCATTAATGCAACGTTAGGGCTGTATTTACTACCGTAACCAGCAGTAATAGCTTCTCTAGCTTTTACTAAAAGATCGTAGATACTTGCATCAGCAATACCAGAAGCAGCAGGAACGAAATTAGGAATCTGAGCTTTCAATCCGTTGATGTTTGGTGAAGTTCCGTCTCCAGAAACTAAATCAGTATCAATCTTGATAGCGACACCAGTGTTTAAGAAGTTTTTCAACTCATTAGCGAACAAAGACGCATCATACATAAACTCTTCACTCATGGGAATGATAGAACCTACTTTTTGAAGTGTCAAAGTATTCGTTACCCATTTTGCAGTGTCTTCTGGAAATACTCCGTTCTCAGCAATTGCTGCGGCAGCTCTTACAGTAGTAGCAGCATCCCAGTCAACGAAACGAACTGTACCATTAGAATTAGCAGGAACAGGCACTTTTCTAAAGATGTCGTAAATCGTTAGTTTTTTATGTGCTAATTGCCCAATAGTTGTTAAGTCTAAAGCATTAGGATTACCTACTACAGCAGCTCTTAAAGTATCTGCTTTTACTTCGAAAGTAAAGTCTTTCCCTTTTTGAGTAGATGCTTTCAAACCTTCTAAATTAGCTTCAACTTCATCAACTAAAGTTTTTACTTCTTTTTCAGATTTTAGTTTTCCTTGTTTAAGGATTTCCACGCCTTGCGCCTCTACTGTTTCTTTTAAGGTTTTAATAACCTCGTCTTTAGCTGCTACTTTTTCTTCAATTGATTTCTCAATTGCTTCTTTAGCTGCTTTAACCGCGTTGTCAATCGCTTCTTTTGATTGACCTGCTTCGAATTCTCTTTTTTCGGTAGCGTAAGAATCTCTTTCCGCTGCTGACATTGCCTCTAATTGTGCGTCTGTTTTGTACTTAAACATAGTTTCAAATGTTTTTAGTTAATAAATACTTTTCTTTTTTGAGTTTCCTCGATTGGTTTTTCCTCTTTTATAAGGACTTCTTCAAGTGTTTCATCGGCTTGCTCAATGTCAAGTGATTTATCGGCTTGTATTTCGGTTGTTGTAATTGTAGGTGTAATAGGATTGCTTCCTCTTGGTACTGCTGAAAACTCAGCTAGTTTCGCTTCTTTCACGTACCAGAAATAACCCACTTCATCAACATCTTCTTTATTGGCTATAATTGGATAATACTTATCGAATCTATCTTTGTACTCTTTCATGTCTTCCATTTCTGAATTAGCACAAAACAAAATAGATACATATCTCATCCCTACTGAATGATTCTTAACCCATCCATTAGCATATTGATTGTACATGAATAAATTCCTGTTAGGATCAATTATAGATGTGTGCGACAAAGCTTCTGTTTCTCCTTCATAATCAAAACCCAACTCTTTAAAAGTGGTTTTCACTATTTCAGTTTTTGCATTCTCAGAAATGATGTTTGCAAATCCGGAGCGATGTTCTTGCAAGTGATCGAATCCTTTTTTATTATCAGAAACGGTTTTATTCCACAAGCCGTCACCATGTACATCTTGATGCGAATCAAAGAAATTAGTAGTGTTTGAAACTACAGTAACTTCGATGTTAGGCAAATTCATTTCCTTAGTATAATCCACTGACTTGTTAAAAGGATTCATTGCTTTTAAAGAAATAGATTTCAAAGAAGTCAATACTTCCTTTGTAGCTCCTTCAACTTTTACCGAAAGCCCGTAGCAATCTGATTCCTTATATTGTTGTTTTTTTGCGTCAACAATCTTAGAAATATTTTCAGATATAGCCATAAACATATCCTCCTTATTGTCGAAACTCTTGTCTAATTCTTTACAGTGTAATTTCATTTCTTAACGGTTTTGTCTTTTAATAAGATTCCTTTTTTCTTCTCTATTTCTAATCGTTGCTTTTCAGTAAGGGTTTTATTTTTTAATAATTCCTCAATGTTTTTTTCGCTACTTTTCATTTAGAATGTTATTTTGGATTAATATCTCTTTCATTTGCGCTTCATTGATTAAGCCCTTTTCTAGCAGAATTACATACTGATCGATTAACTTCTTGTTTGTGTCAATATCTCTATTTTTAAGAATAGACATAGACCCTAAATGGTTGTAGTTTGCGCTTATCTTTCCCTTATTTGTAAACTCTGCATTTAAAGAATTGATTAAGTTGTTTACTAATGGAAATATTTCATTTTCTAATAGCGATAACTCAGCAACTCCTTTATTCTCAAAAGTGGCGTTTTTGCCGTAAGGACTCAACTCTATTGGGAAACCAAAAGCATCATAGATAGCTAAAGCATCTGGCTGTATGATTTTATAAAAATCCACATTGTTCAACTTCTCCGAAAGGTTTACCGCGTCCAGTCCTTTTGAAGCGACTATAATTCGGTTATCCATTCTGCGATTGTTTAACCTGTGTTCCATCTCTTCTTTTTGAGATGTTAAACCGCCTAGATTTTGAACCGGAGCATTTAAACCTTCATCAATTGTATTTCCCGCGCCTGTTTGCTTAGGCGAAACAATTGTAGTTCCTGAGTTTGTGATTTGAATGTTCTTTGCCTTTTGAGCTAAAGCGATATTTTCTACTTGTGATCGTAAAGGCTTGATTCTGGAATAACCTTTTTTATTGTCCCGGTTTCTTTTTGTGTCATAGAATAAAATCACATCAGATAGCGATACTATTTCTCTTTTCCCTTCAAATTCAAACTCAATCGTATCGTTTACAAATTCAATATTATCTGGATTGATATTTATTAATTGCATAGTCGCAAAGTTCCCAACTGAAATAAACTTTTTCCAAATTACAGTATAACCGGAAGACAAAAGATTGATTGTAAACTCTTTTAGAAACTCTTCTTTTGATTGGTGTTCGTTAGGATTGTTTATTTTTTCTAGTAATGCACTTGCTTTTTCATCTGTAAAAGTGGCGTTAGAAAACTTCTTAGCGATTTTAGTTATCACATTACTAAGAATGAAATTTGTTTCTTGAAGTTTTACAAAGTTTTCATCGTCACTATAACAAGCCCCTACTGTTGCGCCTATTCCAAGCGATTCAAGCAGCAAAGAAGAGTCTGCATCGCTTAAATTACCCTTACTAAAGTACTTACTGATAAACGTATTCTTCCAGATCCCCATTAACTATCAATTAATTAGTTACAAATATAGTAATTATTATTTTTATTTAGACTAAATAAGAATAAGATAATTTAACACAAAAAAACTGCATAGCTACTATTGTTCACTATGCAGTTATAAATCACTTATTCCACGAAATATTATTAACTATTTACTAAGCTTTTTTAGGTGTTTTTGATTAATTCGTTTTAATCGTCCTCAATTGTTATTAATTTTTTTAAGTAATTTGCTTGGTCTAAACATTCTTCATAAGCATGTTGTAGCCATTGCTTGCGGCTTAAATCTGTTCTATCAAGCGTTACCCCGTATTTAGTAATGCCTAATTTAGACCGTTGGTTTAAGTCACTCATAACTGACAGTACTATTGCATCTGAAGTTACTGTTTCTGACTTCTCTTTTATATTTAGTTCCATTGCACTATGTTTTAGGACTTGCCTTTAATTCTTCTTTTTTGTAGATATTCTCTATGTCACTAAATGTCACCGCTTTCAGATTGTATTTAGTAATCATTTCTTTTTTCTTATTATTAGGCAAGTCTCTCCAAAATCTTAATTCAGTAACCATTACGCTGCTTTCTTAATTGCCTTAGTTTAGTATTTACTTTTTCATCGTTGCACCCTCTTTGATACAGAAACTCAACACGCTTTTCTAACTTCTCAATTTCTGCGGTAATCTTCTCTTTTTCCATCTTATCTAAATACTGAATTATACCTTTCATACACTTGCGAAGGCGTTAGCTTTTTTATAAACAACTCGTATTTATGAATAATTTCTCCCGTTGCTTTGTCATAAAAATAATATCCTAATAACTGATTTGTAAATTCTAAATAGCTCATGTAATTGTGTTTAAGTTTGTTGATAAATAATACTTTCTTACCGCTTGTAAATCTTGCTTTAACTCGTTCTTAAATTCTCCATTCGCAAATTGTAAATGATTAGAGATAAATCTCATTGTTTTTAAACAGGAATTATAAAACATTTCATCATAAGATGTTTTACTAAACCTTCCCTCTATCCAAAATCTTTGATTTAAATGATATTTCCAGCTTTTATAAATTTGTTGTTTCATGATTAGATAGTTTTAATACTTCTTATTTGGTTGTTTTTAGGTTGAATAAGAAATTTATTTAATATTAATAGAAAATGATTGAGAGCAACTAAGGCGATAGGCTTGTATTTGTGATTGTGGCTTTAAAATAAAACACCTTAGCCGCTTCAATTATTAAATATTAAAAAGGCAAATCATCCGGTTCGTCTTTTTTAGCGTTTGTCATCTGGTTAAATGCAGCCGCGGCTGGCATTGGTGCGCTAACTGGTCCTGTAACAGTATTCTTTTCGATTCTCCAACCTTGTATGCTGTTGAAATATTTTTCTACTCCTTGCGGGTTAACCCATCCACGACCACGTAAATTAATAGAAACCTTTACAGATTCTCCTACTGCGTAATTGCTTAATAAATCGCATTTATCCTGAGTAAACTCAATCATAATATCTTGCGGATATTGTTCGTCTGTCGTTACAACTAATTCTCTTTTCTTAAAAGCCGCGCTCACTACTTGCTCAGGATTCACAACTTTAATTTTTCCTACTACTTCCATTTTTTTTATTATTTTGGTTAATTATTGATTCATAAATAAATATCTCATGTTCGTCCAGATATAGCGCATTAATTCAGTCAATGCGTCCTCTGCATCATCGTGACCGTCTTCATGTTTTCCTGTCTTTGGGTAACTTTGCAAATGCTTGATGAATTGGCGATACTCTTGACTGCTTTGTTCGTTTGGTTCTACAAAGTTGATAAAGGATATAAACTGACTCCAAGCGTGGATTCTTTCCTCTTTGTTTCCGCTTGAATAATATCCTGATACATTCACACCTAAAGACTGTAATAAGGTCACAAAAACGCTCCCTTGATTATTGGTTTCAATCTTATTTACAACTGATCCGTGAGTATCGATTTTAGTTTTTAGTTTCTGCGAAGTGACCCCGCTTGCTTCCTGGGTATAAATCGCATCAAATACATAAATCTTATTTTTATTGATTTCCATAAATGGAGTGGCGAAGAAGTCGCTTCCTGTGTCGGCCACATCTGTAAATGAATACCGCGTTGCTCCTTCTCTATTTTCTGGAAGCGAAGCCACGAAATTTAATTTTCCGTAAAGCAACCCTTCAACTGATTCTGAAACCTGATTGAATTGAATATTGTAGGCTATTTCCGAAATAGGTTTAGATTCATCTGTTAAACCCATTCTAGTTGATTTTAGAATATCTCTATTCAATCGCACTGGATCTAAAAGACCATCGACATAAAAAGATTCTATCGCTGCGGGTTCTATGTTTTTATATATATTTTCGGCAGGTAAACAAATATGCCTACATTCATCTTTAAACACATTCAAACAATGCGCTGTAGTGTCTTTTGTAGATAATCGCTGTTCTACTAAGATGTAAGGCGTTTTTGCCTTGTCTTTCTTCCTTGTTTGGAATGCTTTAAATTGATTGATCGCTCTCGTTCTATCAGCTGGACTATCAGCAATACCCACGTCCATTCTATCATCATCAATCAATATGCTGGCGTGCTTTCCTGTAACAGATCCATTGGTAGAAAAAGAAAATCGAACCCCACCCTTTTCTGTTTGGTAGAATGTTTTAGCCGAAACATCACGCCTTATTTTTACACTTGGGAAATACTTTTTGAATTTATCACTTTGAATTATATCTTTCGACTTAGACGAAAATTCATTAGCGTTACTCGATGATACTGTGTTTGTCATTACAGTTTTTGAACTATCAACCGCCCAAATCCAAGCGGGTAATATTCTTGATGTAATTGTGCTCTTTGATGTTCCAGGAGGAACGTTAAAAACTAAATTCTTTTGTATGTTATCTGTGATGCCTTGATACCATTTGTCATTAGGTATGTGAGGCAATCTATCTAATACATATTTATCAACTACTAGCTGGATTTCGTCGCACATATATTCTATATGCCAGTTGTGTACATAATCATCTGTTATGATTGTGGACCAGAACTCTTTCACGAATAAAAATAGCGTACTCTTTAACTCAAAAGATTCCTTTTGTTTAACGAGATCTTCTAGTTCATCTAATTCAGCTTCAGTAATCATCATTGTTAGTTTAAATATATTTCGATTTCCATATCGATATAATTGATATTATAACCCATTTTACTCATGCCTTCCCTTACTATCTTCCGAGTGTCAACACGCGTACAGTTGTAGTCTTTGTAGATTCTAATAAGGGTGATGAATAATATCATACTGGTCTTTTTATAATTTGTAAAGGCTTATTTGCTCCAACGTTTAGAATTTTAATGTCTCGTGCTTTGGCGGCTGCTTTGTCGCAAGAGAAAATTCCGCAAATGTATTTTACCCCTTTATAAGTAAAATAGGACTCCCAATTGTACTCGCCTTTTACTTGGCGCACTCCTGTGTATTTAGAAACCCTTCTGCTGGATGAAGTGGGTTCTTTTAAAAATTTAGTTTGTGCCATAATTAAACATCAGTCATAAATGATTCTACAAAAACATCATCTTCAGTAAGTATTATTTTCATGCCGTCGTGTTCCATTGCTTCGGCAAAGTCTAACAAGGCGCAACCTATAAATGTCGCGTCAGTTGTTTCTATACTATCTAAAAGAATTTTACCGTTTACGATTTCGATTTTTACTTTAATCATGAGGCTTTTTTGTTAAATAATCGTCTAATTAGAAAACCTCTAATAAAAGAAGCAATAAAGAAAACGAAGGTTATAATTAAGTTTTGGTTTAACGTTACGGGAATCCCTAGAGCTGGATAGATCGCTATTTGAATTAAAAAAGAAACTAATAAGCCCACTATCACATTAGTGATTGATTCAATTGCGCTTTGTTTTTTGCTCTGGCTCATAGTTTGTACATTAAAAATAAAAGCAGTTCACATCTGATTTTTTATAAAGCTGCCGTTGAAATTATAAACAACGATCAAGCTTAACGCCACACGACTCAGATTATCCACGTTCTACTAGGTAATTACTCGAAAAACCCCCATTAATTCACGCGTCGAATAATGATGTAACGAGCCTAAAACCCGAATGGTTATCCGTCCGGTCTTATCCGGATGAACTGCTTTTTATTTGTATTGTTTAAAATTGTCTGCAAAAAAAGCCACTCATTTACTGATTGGCTTTTTATTCTAATTCAAAAATTACTATTTCATGGCTAAATGATTTTAGATACTTCAAATGTAAGCATTTATATTACTCTGTAATATATTTTACTACTTTATTTATAAAAAAAATGTTAACTATTTTCCAGATGCTAACAACTTTTCTTTTAATGCTTTGATACGCGCTTCTTTCTCTGGCGTATAATCTTCGGTATCGATAACAACTACACCTTTTTGTTTATTGTCCTTCTCATAACCTCCCAAATGCTTCATTAACTTCTCTACGGCTTGAAGCTTATCGAATAGCTTTATCTTTTTAGTCTGGCCTATTGCAACACTCTTTCCGTCTTCATATCCTTTCAACTCATCAACAGTTAGCTCGGAGATCATTAACCTTGCTTTCTTTGGAATCGAATGAATATCTTTTAAAGAGCCGTTTTCATCGTACAAGTCAGCAACATCAAAACGTAGCATATCAGCAAGGGAACTAACGATTTCATCAACCGTTACATTATTGCGTTCTTTTAACTCTTGCTGTAAAATAGCTATCCTTGTACTTAACTTGTACTCATTAGACAACTTGGAAGCTCTTACATGAATAGTCTCGGCTTTCATATTGCCACATGAATACGCTTCACGATAAGCCGCAGATTTATCACCAAGAAGAATGAACGCTTGGCAGAATGCTTCTTGCTTTATAGTGAGGTCTTTTGTTTTCATATTGATATACAAAAGTAATAAAATTTACTACAACA